AATTACAGATGACATTCAGGCAAATGAAATTAATACAGCCATTGTGGATGAAGCAATATTGTACTCGAAAACTCTGATAGACGGTTATCTGAGAGGCAGATACACACTTCCTTTAGCAACAATTCCTGTATTACTCAAAATTATTGCAGCTGATTTAACAGTTTTCAGGCTCTATTCAAGAAGATTTCAGACTGATATGCCTGAATCTATTAATGACAAATACAAAAATTCCATAAAATTACTGGAGCAGATTCAAAAAGACATCATTTCTCTTGGAATAGAAGTTCCAGAATCACCGCCGGAACGTGGTGAATACAAAACCAATAAAACTTTCGGGGACAGGATTTTTACAAAGACCTTTCTGGATACGATGTAAGGGGAAGAAAATGACTATTAACGAGATAGAAAACAAAATAATTGACCGCATAAAAAGCAAAATCAATGATTTGCACATAGAAGGTTTCCCTGAAAAACCATCGGAATTTAAATTAACTCATCCAACAGGCGCAATACTTGTTCATTATCAGGGTGGAAGTTATTCAGATTCCAAAAGTGTCGGCTGTATTTATCAGGACAAAAAACTTGAGTTTTCTATCACTGTAGTTACAAGAAATCTTAGGAGCCACACTGGTTCATATTTCTATCTTGATAAAGTCAGACAGATTCTCACAGGATTCAGACCTTTATGTTGCACTAAAATGCGACCTATAAAAGAAGATTTTATCTCTGAAAACAATGGAATCTGGCAATATGCAATAAATTTTAGTTTAACAACACCAACTATAGAGGAGACCGAATAAGATGGCGGCAAATTTCCTTCATGGTGTAGAAACCATAGAAATAAAAAAAGGGGCAAGACCCATCAGGACTGTAAAAACTGCTGTCATCGGTCTTGTCGGAACAGCTCCGATAAATACAGTTGAAGCTGATTACAAAACAATAAACAAGCCTGTATTAATTACAAATGATAAAGATGCAGCCTTATATTTCGGGCAACCTACAAGCGGATTTACCATCCCTGCTGCACTTAATGCAATATTTGAACAGGGTGCAGGGATTGTAATTGTAGTAAATGTTTTTGATCCCGATACGCACACTAATGTTGTAGGTGTTCAAACTTCTGACATTGTGGGAACGGTTACAGCTCAAGGTAAAAGAACAGGATTGAAAGCTCTTAAAGATTCTTATTCACTGTTTGGATTCTATCCAAAAACAATCATAGCACCGAAATATTGTGAAGATGTTGCAGTAGCAACAGAAATAAATGCAGTTTCCGGAAATATAAGAGCAATCGGATTAATTGATGCACCTGTCGGAACAACTGTACAGGGTGCAATATCTGGCAGGGGGACATCGGGAACGATAAATTTCAATTTCTCTTCTGACAGGTTAGTTTTATGCTATCCGCAGTTAAAAGTTTATGACACATCCACTAACGCAGAAAAACTAGAACCTTACTCCCAAAGGCTCGCTGGGGTCATCGCAGCCAAAGATATAGAGAAGGGCTACCACTGGTCACCATCAAATACTGAAATCAAAGGAATTATCGGCGTTGAAAGAAACCTGACTTCCATGATTAACGACCCATCTTCGGAAGTTAATCTTTTAAACGAAGCCGGAATACTCACCGTCTTTAATTCCTTCGGTTCAGGCTTTAGGACTTGGGGCAACAGGAATTCTTCTTATCCGAGCAGCACCGACCCGACTAATTTTATCAATATCAGAAGGACGGCAGATATTATCCACGAAAGTGTAGAATATTCGATGCTCCAATTTATTGATTATCCGATAGACAACGGTCTTATCGACTCTATTTGCGAGAGTGTTAATGCATTTATTCGCACGCTTATTGGCAGGGGAGCTTTGATAGACGGCAAATGCAAGTATAACGCTGCAAAAAATCCGCCTGCTGAAATAGCAAACGGACATCTAACTTTTGACATCGAGTTTATGCCGCCAACTCCTGCTGAAAGAATAACATTCGAAAGCTTTATAAATATTGAACTGCTAAGGAATTTACTGCAATGAAATTGATTTTTAATAAGCTGAAAATAATGCAGTTAACAATGGAAAACTGTGATATATGCTCACACTGCCAAAATCATAGATGTTGTCCGTTAATCTTAAACCTTAGAAAAGATTTACTGGTATTAAGGTTCGGCAAAATCAATATTACTAAGTGCGAACTTTTTAGACAGGAGGCATAGATGTCAAAGATTAAGATTAACAGGCTAACAAACGCAAACATCTACATGGACGGCAATAATTTGTTAGGAAGAGCCGAAGAAATACAGCTTCCGCAGATAAAACACAAAATGGCAGACCATAAAGCACTTGGAATGGTCGGTTCCGCCGAGTTCTTTGCAGGTATAGACAAGCTGGAATGCAAAATCAAGTGGAATGCACTTTATACAGAAGTTATGAAAAAAGCTGCAAATCCTTTTAAAGCAGTTCAGGTACAAGCAAGGGCAAGTTTAGAAACATATAACAGTATGGGCAGACTTGCAGAGGTTCCGGCAATTGCATACTTAAGCGGAACTTTTAAAGAATTTCCTCTCGGCAACTTAAAGCCAGGTGATAACGCAGAATACGAAACGACCATGAGCGTTAATTACGCAAAATTAATTGTTGACGGCGAAGAAATCTTCGAAATAGATGTTCTGGAAAATATTTACAAAGTTGAAGGGATAGATATCCTTGAAACTTATCGAAATAACATAGGAGCTTAACCTTGAAGCACATTGTACTATTTTCAAACGGTGCACAATCGGCATATACAGCATACCTTACTGCAAAAAAATACGGCAATAAAAACCTCATTCTTTTATATAACCCGACAGGTGCTGAACATCCTGATTCAAAAAGATTCGCAGTTGATGTTTCCAAACTTATAGGCGTTCCGGTTACTGAAATTTCCTGCGGTATGGATTTATGGCAGTTAATCGAATCAAAAAAATTCATTCCAAACCATAGAGTTCCGTTATGTACTCTGCAGCTCAAGGTTATACCTGCAAGGAAATATTTTGAAACACTGAAAGAAGACTTTACAGTTTACCTTGGCTATACAAAAGAAGAAAAGCACAGGGCAGAAAAGTTTTTAAAAGCTAATCCTGATTTAAAGGCAAAGTTTCCGTTAATAGAACAGGATTTATCTGCCGCAGATAGCAGAAATAGACTGCTTAAGCTCGGAATAAAACTTCCGGAGGCTTACCTGTATTTTGAACACAATAATTGTATTCCCTGTATCAGGGGAGGGAAAAGCCACTTTAAAAGAGTTTTAAAATATTTCCCTGACAAATTCTGGAAAATGGCAGAACTTGAAGAACGATTTAATCACACGGTATTAAAAAATATTTCACTTAAAGAACTGGCAAAGGAGGTTGGTTAAACAATTTGTCAGACCTTGCTTGACATATATTCCCAATAGCCCGAAATAAAATCAAGGATTCTGGTGTAAGCACTCTCTTTCTGATCAACAGTCCTCGTAAATTTAAAAATTTTATCCATTAACTCTCTGTTTTCGTAAACAATCACTTTTTTATCAACACCACAGGATACTTCGGAAATCAAATCCACCAATTCGCAAGTATCTTTAAAATCTTTCAAACCCATGCACCCCCTCACTTTTAGCATGAATATTACATTAATTTTTAACAGGAGGCAAACATGTCACAAAATTATTTATTACCAAGCGGAAAAACCTTAACAGTCAAAGACGGTAAAGGTGAAGTCCTTTTACACGCACAAAGGAAAGCAAAAACACCGGAAGAGATTATGTTCGCAATGATGGCAGAACTTATTGAAATAGACGACCAGAGCTATGTATATGAAGACCTTTTCCAAATGCCGCTAGAAGACATTCTTGCTATACAAGCAGTGCTTTCGGGAAAGCAACGACCTGCACAGCTGATTGCATCATCCACCTCGCCAAAACAACAGGATGGCAATACAGCGAACTAAAAGAAATGGAACTGCCGGAATTACTGTTCTGGGTTCAAGAAGCAATCAAATACAGGCAAACATCAACTGAGGAACTTGAAGAACTATGTTAGACAATATGATGAAAGTATCTTTAACGCTTATGGCTTTTGACAAGATGTCAAGAGTGATTAAAGATGCTGTTAATCAGTCTAATCAGGAATTTGACAAACTCCAGAAAAAAATTCATCAAACATCTGAAACTATGGAAAGCCTCGGAAAAACTATGATGGGTGTTGGAGCAGGAATGACCGCAAGCGGATTCGGACTTGCACATTCTCTGGGGTTAACAGATGCGATTCCGCAGGCTCTTGAAATGGAACATCGTATCAGGGAACTCGGAAATGTCGGGCAATTAACAGAACAACAGCTTTTGGGAATGGATAAGAGGCTCGGGCAAATCTCAAAATATTCAAACCAGTTCAGACCGCAAATAATTGAAGGCTTAAGCGTGCTTGTAGCATCTGGTGTTGATCCGACTAAAGCCCTTGATTATATGAATGTAATCGGAAAAACCGCAACGGCAGAACAAGCGGCAATTGTAGATATTTCAAAAACAGCTTTTTCTGTTACTGATAACTTAAAAGTTCCTGTATCAGAGTTATCTAAAACAATGGATATTCTTGCTCAGTCTGGAAAAGAAGGCAGGTTTGAACTTAAAGATATGGCTGGCGAATTTCCGGGGCTAACTGCAAGTGCTTCGATGCTCGGAATGAAAGGTGTTACTGCTGTTGCTCAACTTGGAGCTGCTCTTCAAATTGCAATGAAAGGTGCTAAAGATGCCTCAGAAGCTGCAAACAATTTGCAAAATTTCATGCAGAAAGTAACTGCACCTCAGACTATGCAGAATTTTAGCAAAAAATTTGGCATTGATTTAAAGTCAGAACTTTTAAAAGCAGTAGCCCAAGGCAAAGACCCTATTCTTGAAGTTTTAAATATTATCCAAAGAGCAACTGGAGGAGATGTATTTAAAGTTTCAGAGATATTTCAGGATATGCAGGTTTTAAATTTTATTAAACCTATGATGAAAAACCTTACAGAATATGAACGAATAAAAAAATCTGCATTATCTGCCAATGGAATCGTGGATTCTGATTATCAAAATATGATGAGAACTACGCTTGAGCAGTGGAGCAAGTTAAAAATAAATATGATGGAACTTGTCCTGCCAAACCTTGCCGACCCATTAAAATCTGTAAACAGCATTCTTGAAAAGATTAACCAAAATCCTATACTTCAAAAAGGCTTATTTGTCTCTATTATCGGATTAACAGGCGGAGGACTTTTGCTAACAGCTTTGGGAGGAGTTGTTTTTGTAGTCGGAAATTTAGTTAAAACTTACGGAACACTCCTGAAAGTTGCCAGAGATTTAACTCCAATATTAAAGCAAAACTATATCAGGTTATTGGAGTTTTTGGGTTTAAACACT